CCCATCAGCTCCGTACCCCGCTGACCTCCGTAAACCTGATCCTGACACTGTTGGAAAACAACCCGGAGGAAACAGAGCGCAGGGAATTGCTGCAGGAGACGGAGGAGCTGCTGGCGCAGTTGGCTGAGGAGGCTGCCGAGTTGGGCAAAGCCGCACTGAAGCTGCGCCGCGCTCTGGACGGGAAGAACCCCACGCCGGTGTCCCCGTCGGAGGCCCTGCGGAATGTGCGGGAGGAGATGGCGGATGTGCTGCTGTGCTCCATCTCGGTCGGCCTCGACGAACAGGTCACTGAGCGAACCATCCGGGAGAAGATTCCGCGCTGGTCAGGCCGGATTGACCACGACCCTGACAGCGACTGCCCTGGGGATGACAAGGGCTTCCACGATGCTGCCGGCGGCTACCACGAGGGCGGCTGCGGATGGGACCCGAACGGCAATTTCTGCGGAGAGTGTTCGGATAGCGACTGCGGACAGTGCCCCGCGTGGCGTTTCATCCAGCAGAAAGGCGGCGAGCGATGATATTTACAAGAGGGAAGGACCTGGCTGATTACGCAGCTCTGGTCTCTGATGTTGCGTATGCCTTAGCTGAAGATATGGCCCGCATCAGTGAGCTGACCGGACGGGCGTTTACAGCAGACGCTATCATGGATGAATATGTCCAGACGGCAAAAGGCCCAACAATCTTTGAACGCGTTCTGATTGAGCAGGGAACTCTGACCGAAGCCGAAGCCAGCAAGAACCATTTGGCCGAAATTATTTATCGTCAAGTAGATGAGAGCACCGCGCCTAAAGCGGAAAAGCTCAGGTATTTCGAGGTTAAATTCTCCGACGGCTGCGAAATCAATTCCGTTTGGGTGTGCATCCGAGGAACCGACGAGCCTACTGTCGAAGAAGCGCAGTGGTTTATGGCCTCCGATTCAGCCCAGCTTAAATTGCCAGTGGCGGAGGTCTGCGAAATCGACGAACGGACTGCGCGGGGGTGCTATGACTTTGACAACGAGGCCAACTGGCCTATTTTCTCCAGAGGAGGTGGGCGCGGTGGCAAAAAGAAAGCCAAAGGGTGATGTGCTCTGGCACGTCCCCGGACGAAAAACGCCCATCGCATATAGCACTGTAGCCACAAAACATCTGGTTGGACTGCTGGCGGAACAGGGCGGAACAATTCGAGAGGTGCAGAGCCGAATCGGTTACGACCAAGAAGCGAAAGCTGTTCTGCAAGCCTACATCGACCGGGGTTACGGTAACGTGGAAGCCCGACAGTGGTTCAAATACTGACGAGGAGGTGGCTGAGATGTATGAACCCGAACGACCGCTCGAACCGCCCGAGGATAAAATCTTCGGCTACTGCGACTTCTGCGGTGGCGAGATTTATGAGGGCGACGCGGTTTATGACATCGACGGTCAGCGCATCCACGAGGATTGCCTGGGCGACTTTGCGCGACAGTATTTCTTCGGATGCCTGACCGAAGCGAGAGTTTAGAGAGGAGATGAGTATTTATGCAGAGAACCGTTGGCGAGATTTACAATGCAATCCACACGATTTCTGCCCGAACGTGTTGGGAGAAGGGTGTCATTCGTTACGCCGATGAGCTGCTCAAAGCCTACCTCGACAGCAAGGGCCTGAGCCTGAAGGACATCCACGTTCGCATCGGCAAAATCAGCGAGCCCGACTTGCTGCGGGGCGCCGAGAGCTGGCAGCAGTACAGCGCGATGGGCCGCGCCCTGATTTGGGACCGGGACATTTGCCTGCGCCTGGGCACTAAGTACCAAATCCAGAAGACCGAGCGTGGTCAGAAGCAGCCCACACGGGGCGGCACCTGGGCCGAGCTCCAGGCAAAGGCGCTCGGCGAGGCGGCGCAAATCGTGGTCGCCGCCGTGAATTGGAGGGCTGACGGATGATGGAGTTCTTACGCTTTATCCTCTCAGACTTCTGGGTCTGGCTTGGCTTTGTCACGCTCGTCTATATCGGCTTCGATGGGCTTGCGGACTTGGTGCGGGCCCTCAGAAGGCCGCCCCGGAAGGTCACGATATTTCTCAAAGATAAGTCCGTCACGGTCGAGAGCCCCTTTGATTCGGACATAAGGAAGGCGCTCAATGCAGCAGAGGAGGTGGGCGAATGAGCAGAAAGCCGACACGCAAAATCACGCTGCGGGTTTCCCCGCAAACGGCCTACAACCTGGAGCTGCTGATGGCGATGTCCGGGTCGAAATCCGTGGGCCGGGTCGTGGATAAGCTGGTCCGCGACAGGATGCTGGCCCTGAAAGGACGGAAAGAGTGAAAAGCGACATCTTTTGCGTCGAGCGCAATATCCACGGCGCCTGGGTCATTTACGGCGCTCTCGGCGTCCGGCAGTATTATTTCTACACCAAAAAGCAGGCGATGGCTCGGTATCGGCAAGAGTGCCGAGCCAAAATCGTCCGCAACCAAAGTTAGGAGGAAGATACCCGATGATTAAGAACTTCAGTCCGATGCCCTACGAGGGCGTCAACCCCCTGCCGGACTACGTGACCGGCATCCGCACCTTCGAGCTGGTGGGCACCGTTCCGGGGGGCTATGTTGTCACACTCGGCAAGCTGACGGTGGGCGAGTCGATGAGCGCGGGCAACCCGCTCACCCACTGCATCTTCGAGAGCTTTACCGACCACGGCCTCCGGCGGAAGACCGCGAGGACCCGCGTAAGCGGCTGCGACCGGGAGTTTGTGGCGGTCAAGAACGCCATGATGGAGACCGGCGTGGAGTTTTACCCCTCCCTGCCCAGCGCCCCCGAGGAAATCATGCAGTCCCTCGGGGACTGGTTCAGAGTGACGAACGAGGAAATCGCCGAGGTCTCCGTCGTGTCACAAACCTGTCATTGACCTGACGTATAGGAGGTGCTACAATGATACCGTCCAGTATTATGAACGCGCCAATGCGATTGCGTCTCGAAATTCGGAAGAAGTGCAACTTCTTCTGGCTCCGGGACATCCGGGATGTCGATATTACGCAGTGCTGCGCCAAATGCTTCATCGGTCAGAAAGACAATCGGGTCTATTATGCGACGCTGCACAAGTCTGAGGCGGTCGTGGACATCTTTGTCCAGCAGAGTCCGAGGGCAAAAGCCTACTACCTCTGCGGCCTGAGTGACGGGTTCGTCTGGGAGCTGAACACGCACGTCGCGTTCGTTCCCGACCGCAACTCGGAAATCCACATCGACAACGACCGCATCAAGCTCGACATCACCAACGCAAGGCGCATCCACTTCTGGGACTACGTGCCGAATCCGCAGGGGGTCTTCACGAAACAGCAGAGGACCTGCCGCAACTGGATATTCGCAAACTATATCAAGGACGGTATGCCGCTATGATTGTGAGTGCGAGTAGACGGACAGACATCCCGGCACTGTTCTCGGAGTGGTTCTACAACCGTGTTGGGAAAGGATTTGTCCTCCTTAGAAACCCATACAACCCTCTACAGGTCGGGCGTGTAACGCTCACGCCCGACCGCGTAGACGGGTTCGTGTTCTGGACAAAGAACGCCGCCCCCATGCTGGGCCGCATCCACGAGCTGGATGCGTTCAAGTATTACTTCCAGTTCACCATCACGCCCTACGGACGAGATGTTGAGCGGAACATCCCCGACAAGCATGAGGTCGTGATACCGGCGTTCAAGAAAATCGGGGCTGACAAGGCCATCTGGCGCTACGACCCCGTTTTCCTCAACGAGAGGTACACCTGGGACTATCACATCCGGGCCTTCACCAAGATGGCGGAGGAGCTGGAAGGCCACACACATAAGGCCGTGATGAGTTTCGTTGACAGCTACCGCACCGTGGACCTGCGCCCGCTGCACATCCAGCCGATGACGCCGGAGCAGCAGCGCGAGTTCGCCCAGCAGCTTTTTGAAATCGCGGCGAGCCACGGCATTGAGCTCACATCCTGCTCAGAAGACCTCGGCATCCCGCACTCCTGCTGCGTGGACGGCAAAATGTTCGGTGTGATTAAACCGAAGGACCGCAATCAGCGCGGGCTCTGCGGCTGTGTGGAGAGCGTTGACATCGGTTCATACAGCACTTGCAGTCATGGCTGCGCGTACTGCTACGCCAACCACTACGGCTACGTTCAAGACCCGCCTGACCCTGATTGCGACCTGCTGGGTCCGCCCTTAACAGGGAACGAGAAAATTAAACAGAGGAACTAAGAAAAGCCTCCGTTTTGGGTAAACGGAGGCTTTTTCTATGTTTATTTTTAGCAAGGAGGACAAGCGAGTATGGAAATCATCTACAAAAGCCCTGACGAACTCATTGAGTACGAGGGCAACGCCCGCCGGAATGACGCGGGCGTGGCGAAGGTGGCCGAGAGCATCAAATCGTTCGGCTTCCTCAACCCCATCACGATTGACGAGAACAACGTCATCATCGCGGGGCACACCCGGCTGAAGGCCGCCAAGATGCTGGGGCTCACCGAAATCCCCTGCATCGTGCAACATCTGTCCGAGGAGGATGCGAAGCTGGCCCGCATCATCGACAACAAGAGCCACGAGTATTCCACCTGGGATGTCGGCAAGCTCCACCAGGAGCTGGCGGGCATCAACCTCGATGTCAAAACCACATTCTTCACCCCGAACCGGGACCGGCAGTTCTTCACGCAGAACAAGATGCTGATTTTCGGCAACAATGAGCTGCCCATCACCGAGGAGGAATACGCCCGGTTGAAGGCCGTGTACGACGCCTACATCGAGAAGAACAAGACCTACCTGGGCTTCGTCATGTTCCTGACAGGAGGGGAGAACGCATGAACATCAGAGAAATTTCCGTCGCGCGGCTGCGCGAGTATGAGAACAACCCCCGCAACAACGACCTTGCTGTCGAGAAGGTAAAGTACAGCATCCAGCGGTTCGGTTTCCTGTTCCCGGTCATCGTGGACATGAACTACACCATCGTGGCGGGCCATACCCGCGTCCGGGCCTGCCGGGAGCTGGGGCTGCCCTCCGTTCCGTGCATCATCGCCGATGAGCTAACCGAGGAACAGGTCAATTTCTTCCGGCTGGTTGACAACAAGACCAGCGAGTACAGCGATTGGGACTTCGAGAAGCTGAAAAGCGAGCTGTCCCTTATCGACCTGACGCTGGATGAGAACCAGCTTCTGCTCGAACGCTTTGAACTGAGCGCCGAGGTGTTCGACCTGGAGCCGGAGCAGGCGGAAATCAAAATCCCCGCCTTCAACTTCATGGGCGTGAACGATAAGCCGGCGGCGCCCAAGAAGCCCTCTGTCAGCACCATCCACAGCACCGGCGCAGAGGCGGCTGCCGAGGCCGCTGAGGAGGCCGGCACCGTGGAGGAGGGTTCCTATACCACCC